AACGGCTGGCGCCGTCTGTAGGATAATGAAAGAATAAAAATGAGAGCGAGCAATGTCGCCACTACTCGCTCAAATGCCTGTAATTAGAGTGAACCGCTATAGAATCTTCGTAAAAGCCTGGCAGCTTGAGACTCCGCAGTTCGCTCTTGGTTAAAGAGATCCTTGATAGAACTTACGAAGAAGCCGGGAAGCTTGAGTCTCCGCAGTTCGCTCTTTGATCTCTAACAGCTCGATCTGACTTAAATCCGACGCCATTCGGATTTGCTCGGATCGGGCTTTTCCTTTTGCTCGACGCTCCTGTTTAATCTCGAACATTCTGTCGGGATCATCAAGGTCGAACAATCGGTCGAAATACTTGGCGGGTTTTACTTTTACCGTGCGATCCTTCTTTTGGACAAAATCTTCGTCCGTCTTGTAGATCGTGTCTTTGTGGTCTTGGTAATACTGCCAACCGATGCCGGGTTTTAAGCTCATTCGGACAAATTCGTCCTGAAACTGCACGCCGGCTCTCTCTCGCATCTCCTGCAAAGACTTGTTCGTCTTGCCTTTGCGCTTCTTCATGACGTATCGGGCAACGTACGCGCAAGTGTTCCAATTTACCTCGGTCACTGCGCAAATGCCTTTTTGCCAGACTTTCAGAAGAAACTCCGAGACATAATAGGTCATGCCGTTCCGACGGTACCAATAAACCATGTCGGGCAATTCGCAGTTGAATGCAATCACATGAAAATGCGGGCGAAGTCCCTCTTCTCCGTACTCTCCGCAAGCATAGAACCGAACTCCGGTTTGACCATACTTTCTCTGTAGCTCAATGCGAAAACTCTTGAGAAAGAGCTGAAGATCTCGAGGCACCAATACTCCTCGCTGTACCGTCTTGACCTGTCCGGTCTCCTCATCCAAAACAATCTCTCCGGTGTCGGGGTCAAACAGAACGTCCGTCCCGATCGGGAGCGTGGTCTCATCATATGTAAGAGTCAAAAACAGATTCGAGGAATAGTACGAAGCCTCGTGCATACAACGGTTTGCCCATTCTCGAGAATAATCCAAACGACAACCGACGCACTTGCCGCACGGTATCTGACTCAAAAGTCCGGCTTCTTCAAACCTTTGGAGAAACTCACGGTCGCGCTCATACTCTGCCTGACTTAGAATAACTCCCTTATTGTAAATGCGTTGGCGAAAGTATCGCGGGATTCGTTCAGGCACTCGTGCATCTAATCTATACTGTGGGTGATAACAAGACACATATCTACCTCCTTAAAAGCCTACCCTACCGGAACGACCTGTCGGAAGTCTTGATGCCACGAAAGTCAACCCTGTCAGAGCACCAACGGCGCCGAGGAGCTGATTGTATGTATCGACGTTCGCTACTTTGCCGGATGCGGAAAGTCCTGATGCAGCGCCTCCGGTAGGTGTAGAAGCGCCGGAGCCTCCGGCTGATAAAATTGGATTCAAGCCCGCGGCTTTCAAATCCGCGACTTCTCTCTGATGCGCCGTATTGCTCATCTGCTGTTGCCATGCTCGATTCTTGGCAGCCTCGTCTGATGAAAACTGCATCGCCTTTTCCGCAGAGGCTTGTTCAAACTGCATCGCGGCATCGGCAACCTTCATCTGCTGCTCCCAATTCTTGCGTTGATTCTCTCCGGATACTGTTCCAACCAGATTCTCAAATCCTTTTTTGGCAGAAGTTCCTAAATAAGATGCCATTCCAACCGGATTCAAAAAATCATGCCACTGTAACTTATCGTCGATTGCCTCATTCCAATTCGCCATGCGTTTTCTCCTTCCATTCCAACTCAAGAGCATCGCAGTAATTTACAAACGAACGACAACGACAGCAATCTCTAAAATGCGCAAAACAAAAATCTCGTTCTATACAACACGTACAAAGCTCTTTTTCTGTCTGCACTTCAAGACGGTGACGAACTACATCGGTCATTCCGCACCTCCTGCACAATAAGAATGCCGCGGGCAACTATCACAGAAACAAACCAGACAGATAATTTTTATTCGCATCTCTCACCTCAATGATGATCAATCAAACCGGGTATCGAGTAAACAGGCATCGGACGAGTGCAAATATTTTTGAAATAGAAATCTCCGATAAACTGATCCTCGACAGAGGATTGTACTGCGAGAGTCCGGTCAATATTGGCTTTGGTCTCTTGGATCCACTTCGTGCCGAGAACCGGAAGAGCATCATACTTGTCTCCGTAATGCCAAACGTCCAACGATTGCGCATAAGTAGAACGAAGAGCGCCCGAAGTTCGTGCAGGCTTATACCGATACTCTGCCCATGCTTCCTGATAACCAAAAACTTCCTCATCTTGCGCAGATGCCGCAGTTCCTTGAGCATAGATTTCTTTGTTCAGTATCGGCTGTTCTCCGATATTCGCAAACACAGGCCAATAGTAATCGAAACGCTTACGGCGAGACCACATTTTCTCGAGTCCCTGCTGATAAGTGTGTTCCGTTCTCACACATGCAAGACCGATGATAAATCCGTGCTCGGTAAAAGATTTGGTAAAGCTCGAGCTTCTATCGGCAGTCAATGAGTACGCCGCTGTATTTCCTTGCGGACTCGTATCATCAGTTGAGGAAGTCTGAAGAACCTGCGAAACATTGATCGGAACTCGCTTCCCTCCGAGGTATTCGGGACGTTGTTGGCGCGCATCGGGAGAGACTACACCAAAATGAGCTTTGATTATCTCAACATACCTCGAGCCTCCTCGAGCATCTTTTTCATAGAGCTTTTGAAGCTGAAACGCCTGCCGCAGAGAATTGATAGTCGGAGATACCGCACCGGAAAGATCTGCAAACAAATTTGCGGGATAATACGTTACGCCGGGAAGCTGTGTTTCTGTACCGATACCAGAAAGAGCACCACTATTAGCTGCATCTCCGGCATACAAAGGAACCCTTGAATTCAAATAATCGCCTGTAATTGAACGCAAGTGCATAGAATAATTCGGTCCTAAAACTAAATCGTTAGGCGAAGTTTTAACAGGAGCCATGTCCGCCAAAGGAATTGTAACATCGGGTCCCTTCTGCGGTTCGGGAAGAGCCGAAGTAAAATAATCGTGATACTTATTGACCGGCAATAGACTGCCGCCTGCCGGTGCTGTAAGAATCGGATCTTCGGATTCAGAAGAATTTTTTCCGGCTACATTCGTATCGCTTGTACTGACCGCCGCAGGCTGTTGCAGATTCTGATCGCGGAACCACTCATTCCAGATGATACAATAATCTCGGAAAGGCAAGGCATTCACCGGCAATCCTGTCACTCCAATCGGAACTCCCATATAATCGGCAAGAGAACCTTTTTCCCAACCTCCAACAAGAGGTGAAGTAATCTGCGGTATCTCATATTCTGTTGTTTGAGTCCAATAGCCCTCTCGATTCTCTCCGTTAAACTCCTTCCAATGATCCCAAGAAAGACGATTCGGAACGAAAAAATAGTACAGATCAAGATAGCAATTATCCATGACCGGATGAATCGGCGTACTCATACGAACTACGAGAGCGGTATCGAGCTTAAACGTATCACCGGGCAAAACCTCATCAACGAAGATCGGCACAAGCTCTCCGGCATTGAAAGATGTTTTCAAAGTCGTTGACCTGTCGAAAATAGAGCGCTTTATGTCGAGACTTGTCGGATTTTCCGCAAAATGCGATTCTGTATTGCGATTCATCTATAGTGTACCTCCATTTGTCCGGGTATTACTTGAGCCGCAGGAGCTTGAGCAGGAGCTTGAGAATAAGTAGGAGCAGGCGCGGGAGCTGTCGGAGCAGGAGCTTGAGCGGGCGCTCCGCTTGTATAACCGCCTGTCGCCTGCGGGGTATTCTGCGGAGCTGTAGAGACTGTTTGACCTGCAACCGCTTGCTCAACTTTCTGCGCCTCCGGTTTCATATACTTTGCAAGTTTCTGCTCATAACTTCCATCGACGAGCGATTGAAGAAATAGCGAAGGAACGTGATCGAACTCCCGACGAACCTCTACCGGCAAATCATAAAATATTCGCTCCGCATCTATCATTTGCTGTTGCGCTTCCGCGAGCGTTGTAGGGAACTGCGTTAAATCCGCGAAAGTTCCTTGACGTTGCTCGAGCGCTGACATATCGCCCGAGGCATAGCGCTGTATCAATGTCGAAAGCAGAGCGCCCTCTTTTCCGGCTTGCGTGCGCTCATACACATTGCGCTTGCCGACAACTGCAACGATATTCCGCTCGAGTTCTTTGTCAAACCTCAATCCAAATTCATCTTCTATCTTCTCTCCCGAAGGTGTCGGGATCGTCTTTGGATACTCTGTTCGAGAATAGAACTTCATTTCACTGCACCTCCTGCGGGTCGAATCACATCAACCGCTCGACAAAGAAGATCCGGCTTGAACTCCTCGACCTTTCCGGTCTGATCATCAAAAGAACCGACTATCCAGAGCGACTTATTCTCCGGGTAAGTGTTCACCACATTCGGCTCACTTGCCTGCGCCGAACCCTTAAACATGCGCATCGCTACTGCATCAGACTGCGCCAAAAACGGCGCACCAAATCCAACAAGGTCATCGCGCACTGAATATAGATTCAATATCAAAGCCGTGTACCTCCTCTCATACTCTTTGGAAAAATGTTGATCTTCTTGGAACTCACTGCCGTTCGACGGAACACTCTTTTGTCCGTCGCTTTCCTTGTGCTACTTCTCATGATTCACTACTCCTCCTCTCTGAATATCTACCTCCGTCATATAGATGCGCTCATTGCAATGCGGGCACACAATGTAATAGCGCATCTCCACGCTGTCCAACAGGGCATTGATTTCATCGAGCTGATGACTCAACACCTTCACCGTTCGGGTACGAAACCAAGCAATGAAAAACGCGAACATCGCGGAGATCAGGGAGATAGCGGAAGGCAGGATGACCGCTAACAATTCCGACTTCATGACAAATACCTCCATTTGCAAAAATTCGGATGACAATTGTGTCACCTGGCACCATTAACGTCAAGAAGGGTTAATGGTGCCAGTGACAATACAAAATCCGGCGACCTACCTTTCACCTGACTTTGCTGTCCGACACAACTGTCTCCTTCTTGTATTATAACATATTTCTCAAAATAAGAACTATCAGAAGTTACATTTTCTGATATTATTTTTTCTTATATCTGATAGTTCCAACGTTGGGATCACTATTCAAACCAACGTTTTGGCAATGCTTTTGCCTCCGGCGGGCTATTAAGAGGCGCTCATTGGGGGCTACGACGCTCAAAGGCTCTACCGCGAAAGAGTATCGAACACGCACAGACGATAGTTTTCCGGCGGGCGACACGCCGCGAGCGGCGGTCTTGCCGGGCTTGGTAACGGCTGGCGCCGTCTGTAGGATAATGAAAGAATAAAAATGAGAGCGAGCAATTTGGTTAAAGAGATCCTTG